CTCTTGTCTAAAGTTATGATTAGGTGAGTTTACTCCATCAGATTTATAAGCAAATATAAACGCATAGTCAGATGGTTTAAAAGTTTGTTCAGTTATGTAATCTACTTTGACACCGTGTTTCTCAGCACCTTGACCAAACGCATTCATCAAATCTCTTTTACCACCACTTGTGGTTCCTAGATATACATTTAAAGTTTTCATTTGAAAAACTCCACAGCTAAATGTTTATCTTGTGGTCCATCAGGCATCATCTTTTTTATGTTCTTAAATTTATGTTGTTCAACTAACTCTTTTAGTTTAGGAAAATCATAACCTGACTTATGTAAATCCCAAGCACTTTCATCGCCCTCTCTTTGCCAACCCCAAAACCCAGCACGACAATGATCTTTTTGTTCTTCAGTTAGTTTGTCCCAATTGTTCCATTGCCATAAATGTAAATTCATATTTGGACAAAGTAAAACTATTCTTGCGCCATCTTTACATATATTGTACCAGGCGTCTAATGTTCTTTTAGCTTGATCGTGTGTTAAGTGTTCAAAAAAATGACGTGAGTAAATATCTGTAATAGTATTACTATCTACGTGTTTTTCTATATCCCAAGCGTTACATACAATCGTGTTTTCATTTAACTTTCTAACATCAACTTGTGTGTATGTTTTTTGTCTAGGACTTTCGCCACCACCAAATTCTAATTGCATTATTCTAACTCTATTTTTACCGTTTGGGTATATTCGTTATACCAATCAGATGAATAATCACAATCCATATAGTCTTTAAAGTATGGACCACCTTTTGTATAATGAACGTTTTTTACATCTTGTTTATTTTCATATTCACCAACTAACCAATTCCACTCTAAAGGTAATTCACCAATTAGTTCTTCATCATCTAACCATTTGAATTGATGTAATTGAGAACCTGTTGTAGTGTTTACATAATCTGGAGTTAACGCTGTACACTTTCTACAATTCATTAACATAAAACTAGACCAATTCTTTTTAGGATAAACTGTTTGTACTTGTCCTAAAAACTTTGTCTTTTCTTTTGGAATATAATCGTGTTTACAAACTTGTACTGCATATCTATCATCTCTCAATGACCATAGTTCTGATATATCAGCTTTCATTAACATATCACAATCCATAAACAAAGCCCAACCTTTGTAGTTCATCAAGTGTGGAACAATAAATCTACTAAAAGAAAATTCTGTAGATTCTATTTTACTTCTTTCTCTACTAAATTCATATTTGATATTAGGTAGATACAATGGCGTTATTGAAACTGGTCTTGTTGCGTTTCGTAATATACTTTGTGATAATACGTGATACGCTATCTGTTCTTTACTATCATAACCTATGAATATATTAATCATTGATTCACTTTCTGTCCTACTGATTCTCTTACAATATCATTATGGTCAAACTCTGCCCAATACAATTCAAAGGCAACTCCGTCTTCCAATCCTATAAATTGATGAAAGACACCTGGTTTAACTCTTGTAAAATCACCTGCGTTTAATATTGTTTCATCAACTAAATCATAATCTTTTTGCCATACTTTAACTAACATCTTTCCTGACTCTACAAAGAACCCATTCCATTTATGTTTATGTTGATGTTTTGAACAAGCAATATCTTTCTTAAATTCTATTCTATGAAATTCTAAAACTCCATTTGCGTGGATCAATTCTGTTTGACCCCATATTTTACCTGCTTTCATTTTGCCTTACCCATTCTGGACTATTTGGTTTATATTTTCTTTTACCCTTTTTGTGATCTATATAAGGGTTTATCTCTTTATCTCTAGCGATCACGTGTCCACCTTGTCCATCGCCTTTGTTTCTTTCTTTTACTTTTACTATACTTCTTGTTCTATCAAATGCGTGACAATCTGTTTTATTTTCCATATTCCAAATCGTATCTTTGATGTAATGATTTATATAAGTTTCAAAAAACGTTTTACTAATATCTAATGTACTATTAAAACCTATAACTCCACATTCTGTGTAATGACTTCTACCATAAAAAGTTGTAAATGTATTACCAGGAATAAATGTATCCATAAAATTATCTGGTATTTGTTTAATGAATATATTATCTGCGTCTAACCACATAAACTTTTTGTTTAGTTTACTTGCGTGATATTGTGCGAATACTTTATAACTAAATCGTACAGCGTTTTGTAAAAAGTCACTATCATCATTCCAAGTTTTGTCTTTATGTCTTGTAACAAAATGTCTTAATTCTGGTTCTTCTTTAAATATATTTACAAAAGTAAAGTTAGGGTGATCTGTAAATTTAGTATCATCTTCTACATAACAAATTACTTTAATTGTTTGTTTTGTATCAATATATGTTTGGATAAACTGATGAGCGTAATCATCATACAACCTACTATTAAAAGTTGTGATGAAAAACTTATCTTCATCTGTCCAAATCAATTTATTCATATCGTTTTAAATCCGCTTGTATCATATCTCTTACTAAAGTTTCTAAAGTATGTTTTGGATGCCATAGTAATCTATGTCTAGCTTTTGTATTATCGCCAACTAGTAAATCTACTTCCGCTGGTCTAAAAAATTTAGGATTAGTTTTGATAATATAATTACCTTTTTCATCTAATACTTCGTGTCCTTTAAATTCATATTTTATATTTAATTCATCTAAACATCTTACTATGAAATCTTTTATTTGAATTGTTTTACCTGTTGCGATAACATAGTCTTCAGGTTCCTCTTGTTGTAACATTAACCACATCGCTTCAACATAATCTTCAGCGTGTCCCCAATCTCTATATGATTCTAAATTACCAAGTTCTAATACTTTACCTGTTTTTGTCCACTCTACTAAACCTTTTGTAATTTTTCTTGTTACAAATTCTTCACCTCTCATTGGACTTTCGTGGTTAAATAAAATACCACAACACGCAAAGAGATTATAACTTTCTCTATAATTGACAGTTAAGTAATGTGAATAAGCCTTGGCGCAACCATATGGACTTCGTGGATAAAATCTTGTTGTTTCACTTTGTGGAGTTTCTGTAACTTTACCAAACATCTCACTTGTAGAAGCTTGATAAAATCTAATCTTTGGATATTTGTTTCTTATGACTTCTAATATATTTAATACACCTAAAGAGTTTGTAATAGTTGTAACTTGTGGTTGTTCAAATGATAAACCTACAAATGATTGTGCCGCAAGATTATAAAACTCATCTGGTTGTATTTTATCTAAAACTTTTTCTATATTATATGGTTCACCTAAATCAATATCAACAAACTCTATTTGATCTGTAATACCTAGTTCATCTAAACGCCAGTATCTTTTACCTGTATTGCGCCTCTGAGCGCCGTACACCTTGTATCCTTTTGATAATAGTAGTTTCGCTAGATAACCACCATCTTGTCCTGTTACACCTGTTATAATCGCTTTCTTCATTTAATCCTCGTCATATCACCAAGTTTATTTAAACTACTTATATCAGTTTCAAAAACACAATCTACCATATCATAACCATTTACTCTGGCATATAATAGTCTTTTGTTTCCAAATCTAATATTCATACCATTTACAATTAATGGCCATACCATACCATCTTTACCAATTCGTTCTACAAGTTTTTCATAACCTGGAGCGTCAATCGCACAATGACCATAATCTAAATCATTTACATTTACTGATTGTGTTAAATAACCGTCTATTGTTTTATTTGCTTTTAAAATTTTCATAACCAACCTTTGCTATATAAAAACTATCAACTATATCTGATACAGGATTACCAATCTTCTCTACATCAAATACTTTTTTCAAGTCTGTGTTTGTTTCTTTACTAAATGATTCATACATCAAATCTTTATCAGCGTTTCCTTTTCCAGTAGCGCCTTTCTTTACTACACTAGGTACAACTGTTTCGTAATCTACACCCATCTCTTGTAATCTATATTTAAGTATACCACAGTTCTCAGCAATTTGAAATACTGCTTGTCCTTTTGATCCAAAAGAATATCCTTCTATGAATACTTGTTGTGGTGAGTGGAAAGTTTCTTTGATTGTGTCGAATGCCCAATCTGATATTTGACTAAACCTATGTATAGGTGTTTTGTATTCTTTGTGTTCAAAACCAAAAATGTTTTTTGACATTGGTCCAATATATTTTTTCTTATTTGTTAAATAATAAAACTGACTATTCTCAAAAATAAAATCTTCAGTTACACAAATTGCTGGACTTGTTAAACTATAATCAATTCCAATTATCGTCTTCGGATTCGTTTGTCCAAATTTCTTCTTCATCATCTTCTAGTTCCTCTACTTCGTGTCCACAGAATGGACAAGTTAAAGGTTCTAAATCCTGTATCTCTATATCCCATTCTACAGTATATTTAGTTTCGCAACTAGAACAAGTTTTTTGTCTTTTTTCAATCATTATAATTTAAACTTTTTAAACTGGTCTTTTTTAACGTCTTGTTTGATACCACCAATAACATAACTTTCAATTTCTGTTTCTTGTGGTGCGTTTTGTGTACTTCTACTATTTAACCAGTGATCTACCCAAGGTAATGGGTTTGTCTTTTGGTCGTAACTTGGTTTCAATCCGATTGCTTTCATTCTTCTATTTGCCATATACTCTACAAATTGATGTAATAATTTTTCTGATAAACCTATCATAGAACCTTGAGAGAACAAATAAGTCGCCCATCTCTTTTCTTCTTGTACAGCTTCATCATACATCTTGTAAACTTCTTGTTCTGTATCTTTAATTACTTTATCCATTATCTTATCTTTTTCTATATCTCTATAATTGTTTATTATTCTTTGAGATACTGCCAAGTGTTGACTTTCATCTCTGGCGATAAAAGATATA